GAAAAGTTCGCCCAGTTGATTGTAGAAGAATGTGCTAATGTCGCCGATGAGAATTACATTCATCGCGGAAGTAGAACTTGTGGGCTAGCGATTAGACTACACTTCGGAGTTGAATGTGATTAGGTGGTACTGGGATAAGTTTATGCAGCACCTTGGTTACAGAAAAGTCTGGTACTTTCCTACCCGCCACATGTCAGGCCTAGCCGACTTTTGGTGCTGGGAATACAGACCCGACCTAGCCCCTGGCGTCTATGCACGTCTGTAACCGAGCATAAAGACCCGTTGCTTGACTCGGGTATACAAAGGTGCTATAATCGTAGCATGTTAGATAAAAAAGGAACTGCAATGCGCATCATACGAGACCTGGGGCTAGTTCGAGTCATTAGTCTACAGCTAGACCCCCGTGTTCACGGAGCTGACATTTTGGTTCAGACCCGTGAAACTGCTGATTCAGACTGGGTCGTAGCCCGCAAATTCAACAGTTTTACTTCGGACAGTGCCTATACCAATGCTGTTGAAGCAGCGTTTGATTGTGTGCAGGAGCTAGCCCGAAAAAAGGCTCAGGCTTTTGCTTGACAGACCATTGTGCTGGTGCTAGAATCCTAGTATAGTAAATCCAAGGAGTTCGAAATGGCCAAGTTGTTGATTGTTACCCAGATTTTAGAAAACTATGGTTCTGAGGCCAACCCATTCTGGAAAGCCAAGGGCAGCAGCGAGTACGTCATTAAAAACTTTACGGCCTTCACGGCTGTCAACGCTAAGGTGCAGAGTCTACGTAGCGAAATCGAAATCGACAATCCCCTGTACTCTGAGTACATAGTCAGCTGGGAAGTGGTCGACAATGACTACTTGACCGACTTCGAACGTAGTCAGCTTGAGTATGAGGGTCGTATTGACTTTCCGGCTATAGAACTGCAGCTAGCAGCCTAATTCAAATTACGGAGATCGTATGATTACCATTCAGGGTCTTAGCCCCACCCAATACGCAATCGCAGATAAACTCTGGACTGCAGAAAGTGCTGATGCCATAACTGCACTCATGCTGGTATTCGGCAAAGCACAAGTAAAGGTTGTTCAGGAAATGATGACCCTGGCTGCTTTGGATCAGATTGAACCTGACCTTGAAGCCATTACCAACTACTTGAGAAAATTCTAAATGAAATTCATATTTAGTTACAAAAAACCTGACCGTGATCGACTCTGGGGAATGTCAGCCAGTCAGTTCAAGACCTTACTCAAGCGTCAGGGATTCAAGGTTGACCGAGACTTCTTCAAGATGGGTGCTACGGCCCAGCTGGGTAATCGCCTGTATCGCTTTCGTTACTGGGCATGGCCCGACTTCTTTGTAGACATTAGCTGCCCTCTCAACGAATTCGATCGCTGGGCCAACAGTACAGATCGAACCATTAACTTTCACAATTTTTTAGAGGAACATCGTGCATAAAGTCTGGATTCTGGAACAAACAGATCATGATGCTGACGCCGACGTCAGCAGCACCATACTCAACGTTTTTAGTAATCGAGCCAGTGCTGAAGCCTGGCGTGATCGCTACATACGTGAAGAGTTTGACATCGCTGACGATTTTGCCGGAGACCTTGAAGCCGAAGTTCCGGATCTGGAGTTTAGCATTCATGCCTACTACGTTCTAGACTAACATGTCTGCTAGGTATTTCATAGTAGCCGGTACACATGCCGAATACCAACGCTGGGTCATGTCCAATGTTTTTAGATTTCCGCCTTCAACGGATTTTATGTGGGTACAGGGTTCCGTCGTATTTCGTGGTTATACAAACCCCCATGGATTTTTTGTAGGCACTTTTCGGGACCGATCCGACCTATATGAAATTGTTAGTACCATTATTATTTGTAGCCCTGACATGGCCAAACAGGCCAAATTAAATTTAGTCAACAGTATTCTATCAGCAAAAAGATTACACCATGACCGACTTTGCTAAACGCAGATGGGAACTAGACAGAGCTCGCCAAAAAAAGATGTCTGAGCTCATGGCCGAATATGATAAGATGGTCTATTATCCTGCCAAAATCGCCTTAATTGAAGACTGCAACAAGATTGGACATTATGGCGGAAAGTATCATGACAATGGATTCGGTTGGTCCTGGTACTATTGTTCGGGCTGTGGCGTACGTTACAATATAACCGGTCCTAATCAAGAGACCAATCATGCATGAATATCTGGATGATGATGGCTATCCGACCGATCATGCACTGGATCGGATAGAACACTGGCCTTATACTGCTGATCCCCGGGGTTGGTTTGAGTTTATTCGGTCTATTTGGAATTTTGGTGACTGGGGTTGGAAAGAACTGACTGAACCCTCAGATTGGAAAGAAAACAGCCAGGTTCTGAGATACTACGTTTCAACTGGCGGATGGTCTGGCAACGAGGACATTATCAGAGCCATGCAACATAATCACATTCTTTGGTCTACGACCTGGGTACAGACTCGGCGCGGCGGACACTATATTTTTGAGGTAAACCATGAGCATTGAATCACAGGCCCGATGGTATGCTACCAAGTTAATCTTAACATATCTAAGCATTATAGCGACTCTTGTTGTCATAGGTTATATTGATCTATTTTATTTGTTCGTTGTAGTTATGACGTTATTTGCTTTAAGTATAGCAGGTGCCATATTCAGTGATGCTTACTATTCCAAACTTGTAGAGTTACAGGTAAAGAAATATGAAAAATGAACGTCTGGAACGGCTAAGTGATCAGGTTCGCCGGGGCATCCCCATTGACTTTAGCGAGGCCATTGAAGTCATAGACTATCAGCAGCGATTGCAACAGGAACGAAAGAACAATTCTTGGATGAACCGAGTGCGAAGATTTTTTGGATTTGAATCATGAACACAATTAGATTATGTCGGAGAGAAGTAGAGAGAATTAAAGAACTCTTTGATACCATTCATACCACTGGCAATGTAGGATTTGTTACTCTCACTCAACACGAAGAAGACTCTGGCATAGGCTATGAACTTAGAGCCACCTTCCAGATCACTCACCGAGACACCAATGGTGATTTTGTCGTCACTATCACTGATCATAGAGATTGGTAATGGGAAATACCTACGAAGTTAAAGTATGGGAAGCAGCAGAAGGTAGTGACCACTTTTACTGGTTAGAGATATACCGAGGAGAGAGCTTACTTAAAGCGTTATATAAGCTTTGGTGGTGTAAACGCAATGGTTGGAAGTGTATAAAATTAGAATATCGCCCATGAATAAATTCAAACACTATTGTCCTGACTGGGACTTCATGCAGATTGATAGACATGATGCAGAGTTTACGAGCTGTACCTGTGTGTTTTCTGACATTCCCAGAGTTCTAGAAGTGCTGGAAGATCTAAGAGGCTACAGTGGTGTAGGAATCGACGGTAATCCTTACGATACTAGCTCCTGGAATGCTGCTCTGGACGCAGTCAAACAAACCCTCAGAGACAGGAATGTCTTTTAGCAGACAACAATCTAACCAAATATTAGTTCTGGATAATGTTCTTACTGATACAGACTGTTCAGACCTAATCGGCTTTTATCAGACTGTTGGTCCTAGTCATGACTACAGATCAACAAAAGTACGCCCTCTGAGACCCGGTCAGGGCGTTGACACATACGTAGCAAAAATTGTTCGTGCTTTTAATGAGTTCAGTCGTTTTAGCATAGGCATAAGCTGGTGCGAAATTGTTGAATGGCCCAAGAATGCCAGTCACGCTTTGCATGTCGATAAAACTGATCCAGTTGCTGCTTTTACTAGTATAACCTATCTTAACTCAGACTATACTGGTGGCTGTACATATTTTAAAAATGATCTAAGCATAACGCCCAAGACCGGTCGAACCATTTATTTCGATGGCATGTACTATGTACATGGCGTTACAACTGTAGAAACCGGCACCAGATATACCCTGCCTATCTGGTACAGTTTTTATGAAAAGGTTTAACGAATGCTTGACAACAGCATGCAAAGGTGCTAGAATTATGATTGTATAATAAATAAACGTCATCCCCGGTCCTATGTCGGTTATACATGGGCGCGACAAGACCAGCGTTAGGGGTCTTAGGCCATCCATGAGGCCTCCAATCGGGCCAAATCCGATTCGGTAAAACCAACCCATGGAATCGCTGATCCTTCGACCAAGGATACGGACAGGGCAACACCTCACGTCGGGGCTTCTGGGAAGAAGTAGCCGACACCATATTGAAGTACATTGAGTTGGACTTTGTACAAAGTCCAATGGGGAGTTGAAGGTAGAAGAACCGGCCGGTCTGGCTATCACATACACTTCGAGTCGAAGATATACAAAAAGTTCATTAATAATTTAGCGTACCAATACCAGGTTAGCTCAGAGGTAGAGCAGTGGATCGATAATCCATTGGTCAGTGGTTCAATCCCACTACCTGGTACCATAGTGAAGTGCATTGCCGAACAGACAAATGGTGGCGAGCCGATGAGTAGTGTACTTCACTATGGTAGATGGTCGTTGTTAAAGGTGGGTATTAAGAGTATCCGCTCCTGAAAGGTGCAAATCCTGATTCAGCAGAGTGCCAGGTAATAAAAACATTGACCAGCCATATTGAAGCATATTCTATCAGGGCAGAATTGTTCAGCGGTTTAGAGCCGTGAGTATGTTTCAATATGGTAATTTGGGGATTAGTATAGTTGGGAAAACACCGCGCTTGCACCGCGGAGTCATCGGTTCGATGCCGTTATCCTCCACCAAAGAATTTGGTTTGTTCGTCTATCGGTTAGGATAGGGCACTGTCACTGCCCAGAGACGGGTTCGACTCCCGTACAGACCGCCAGTATATGCACCGTTCGTCTAGCGGCCAAGGACAACGCCCTTTCACGGCGTAGATCACGGGTTCGAATCCCGTACGGTGTGCCAGATGAATGTAAATAAAAACATTTTAAAATTGTTTATATGAGGGTGCCTGAGTGGTCCAAAGGAGCAGTCTGCAAAACTGTAAAGCCATCGGTTCAAATCCGATCCCTCATTCCAAATTCTTACTTAATAATGAATTCAGTTAAAAGACTAATAAATAACCTTTACGTTGCTACAGGCTTTACAGTCATTGAACTTTTTGCCATGGTCGGGCTCATGGCTTATATTGCCTATGTCATTTACGAATTTCTCATAGTATTCAGGAGTATACATGGCTAAGAAAGTATCAGAAAAACCTGCCAAGGTTCGCAAAGTAAAAAGTAAACCAGAAGAAGCTTCTCGCATAGAAACTGGTCTGTATACTACCAGTACCTTTGAAGCCGGTAAGCTAGTAAATTTCGACATTGATTGGGATAAACTTCGAGAACATGTCAAACAAGCAACCGTATAATATTCACCAGTAGCTCAGTCGGTAGAGCAGCAGACTGTTAATCTGTTGGTCAGTGGTTCTAACCCAAGCTGGTGAACCAAGATACTATGTTTGAAATAAATCAAAAACTACATATCAAAGAAGAGAAGTTCGAGGATTCAACATTTCTTATAATTGATAACATTTTTAAAGACCCACAATTTATTGTTGATTGGTTAAAGCGCAATGAACCCAAGAATTTGTGGAAAGATGATGTGGAACCTAGTTATAACGGTAAGTATTTTGTTGATAAACGACATAACATACAACATCATAGTTTAGATAATTTTTTTTGGTTAATAGAATCTTTAACAAATAGAGTTATAAAACAACGAGAAATTTATTCTAACTACACTATTTTAAAAGATAAAAATTTTAATGATTATAAAAACAATTATTGGTTTCCACATGTTGATTTTGGTTACAATGCTATAGTTTACTTAAATGAATTTGATTGTGATGGAACTAATATTTACTACAATGATGCTCGTGATACTTACTCAGGCCCAGAGCATTTCGAGAGTTGGCGACCAAAAAATCTTTATAGATTAAAATATACATCAAAGGCTAAATTTAATAGGTTGTTTATTTTTGATGGAAACTTACTTCATGGAATGGCTATGAATACTGATGTATTTTTTAATACACATAGATTAAATCTAGTTACCTTCTCGGTGTAGTATAATGGCATTACGTTGGTCTCCAAAACCAGCTATGGCGGTTCGAATCCGTCCACCGAGGCCAGTTTATGCGGGTTGTTAGAGGAATACGTTTGGCCTTCCAAGCCGAAAGATGCAGGTTCGATGCCTGTAGCCCGCTCCAGTTATGCCTTCGTCGGTTAGTGGTAAACCAACGGTTTTGTAATCCGTGACTGTCTGTTCGATTCAGACCGAAGGCACCAAATTACCACCTTAGTATAACGGAGAATACAGCTTTCTTCTAAAGAGCGAATGTAGGTTCGATTCCTGCAGGTGGTGCCAGATATGAAAAAAATTCTTTTATTAGGCGGTAATGGTTACATTGGATCTAAATTTTATCTAGACAGCTGTAACAGATATGCTCTAACCAGCATAGATTTATGTTTGTTTGGTCAGGATCTGGGTTATTCTGTAAAGTTAGATTATAGAGATTTAACTGCTGAATTTATTTGGTATTTTGATTGCATTGTTTGTTTGGCAGGACATAGTAGTGTTCAGCTATGCAGCTCCAGTCCTGATAGATCCTGGAAAAATAACGTAGATGGTTTTAGACAGTTATGTGAAAAAATTGATAAACGTCAACTTTTAATCTATGCCAGCAGTGCTAGTGTATACGGTAAGACTAAAAATGCCACAGAAAATTCTAGGTTATCTGTAAACAGTATATCAGATTATGATCTTCAAAAATCTATCATAGATCTTATAGCAAATCGTTTTATAAATCAACAAAAAAGAATTATTGGGCTTAGGTTGGGCACTGTAAATGGTCTATCACCAAACACTAGATCAGAGCTTTTAATAAATGCCATGACACAGGATGCTATAGGAACTGGTTTGATCCATGTTAAAAATCGAAGCACACACAGAGCAGTTTTAGGTATAAATGATCTTACCAGAGCCTTGCAATGCATCATAGACACAGGGTTACCCTATGGACAGTATAATTTAAGTTCTTTTAATACTACCATAGATAGTGTGAGCCGAACTATTAGTAAACTTACAAAGGCCAAAATTTTATTACAGCCAGACGATCCTACAACCTATGATTTTACTATGTCAACTAAAAAGTTTGAAAACTTAACTGGATTTGTATTTACTGATACTGTAGAAACACTAGCTACTGAATTCATTAAGGGTTATGGTAACTCAAATTTAAGCACTAGACTAAACGAAAAACCTTTTGAAGACCATTATAACACATTTTTATAACGAAGAATTTTTGTTGCCCTGGTGGCTTAACCATCATAAAGATATCTTTGATCATGGTATTTTAATTGACTATGCAAGTACAGACCGCTCCAGAGCAATTATCAAAGATATTTGCCCTGATTGGATTGTTCTAAACAGTAAAGAACGAGACTTTGGTGCCGAAGCCTGCGATAGACAAGTTACAGAAATCGAACGAAACCTCAGGGGTTGGAGAATAGCATTAAATGTAACTGAGTTCATAGTTGGTAATACAAATAAATTAATGTCAACGACCGGTATATGTCAGTATTTGCTACCAAGTTATAAATTTTATGATTGGAACCCTACAGGGACTTTAGATAAAAATCTGCCGTTGTGGCATCAGTTATCTCGGGCCATATCATACAAGACAAACTTTCATGCCAGACGTGCCAGAAGTTTACATAATTTTAATGATATTATCTATGACACTGGCAGACACTGGAATAACTATAACTGTGAAGAAGCTGTTATTTTTCATGTTGCTAATTGTATTTCATGTCCTGAAATGCTAAATAGAAGACTTCAGATTCAGTATAAAGTTCCTATTACAGATTTACTTAGAAATTATGGTTGGCAGCATACGAATAAATTTCTATTTAGATCTTTTATTCCTTGGTTATCGGGTCAAAGTATATCAAATTCATTTTTAGATGCTGAATCATTAAAGAAAGAATTCGATTTAGATGCTTCACAAATTACAGACATTAGTAAAGATATAAGTAAATATACAAACATTGGATGACGAGCAGCATTGGCGACTGCAGCAGACTGTAAATCTGTAGCCTCTGGCATACGGGGTTCGATTCCCTGGTCATCCACCAAATTATGGAAGTGTGGCCGAGCGGCTTAAGGCAGCAGGTTGCTAACTTGTCGATTCAGGAAACTGGGTCCGTGGGTTCGAATCCCACCGCTTCCACCAAATTCCGGGTGTAGCTTAGTCTGGCTTAAAGCGCCTGCTTTGGGAGCAGGAGATCGTGAGTTCGAATCCCACTTCCCGGACCAATATATACGGCATGAAATTAATTTTTAAAAATTCTGGCTTAAATTATTCTTTGTACAAATCATCATATATAACAAAAAATTATGATGATATTGTTAGAGATTGTTATTCAACGCATGCCAAATTCAAAAAAATGTTTTCTGGGGATTCAACATGGTCGTTTAGTTGCTATAACATTTTTAATTTATCGTCAACTTCGTTACATTTTTATAACATATACAAAGATTTGATCGCAGTCATTAAAGATTTTAGAATTATACAGGAACCATTATGGGTTCAATCTTGGATCAATTTTCATAAATCAAATGAAGTTCTTGATTGGCATGATCATTATTGGTGCTATCATGGATACATATGTATTGACCCTAAAGAATCTGAAACTCAATTTGAGCAGTATAGTATAAAAAATGAGGTCGGTCTTATTTACATTGGCCCCTGTGAAAGAAAACATAAAGTTAATATTCTAAAAAATTATGATGGTGAAAGGATTACACTGGGATTTGATGTTACACGATTAATAAATTTACATCGTGATCTGTTTAATTCTTTTATACCTATCATTTAAAACCTGCTTGTGGTATGAAAAACAAAGTTGCTGTTTTTGTTAACCACCCTCAGTGTAGCGTACAAAGCGCACATGGCATAGTTAGGACACTGCAGGACTACAGCATAGACTGCATAGGTCGTCAGCATCTAAGAGATAAAGTCCTAAAAAAATACGATCTATTGTGTATACCTGGTGGATTGGGAGATAGTGACACCTGGCATAGCATCATGGAACCTTTTGTTGATAGCATAACTAATTTTGTAGCTTCAGGCCGTCGATATCTGGGCATTTGCATGGGTGCCTATTGGGCAGGCCCTTACTATTTCAATCTACTTCAAAACATAGAGCCCGTTCAGTATATCAAAAGAGCCGATGCCGAAGTTCGTAGAAGTTTTGGCACAGTAGTAGACATAGATTGGTCTGGACAAACTGAGACCGTTTATTTTTACGACGGTTGTTGTTTTATTGGCAAAGGTCCTAGGCAGGTACTGGCTACCTACAGTAACGGTGAACCAGCTGCCATAATACAGGACAACCTGGGTCTAATAGGCCCCCATCTAGAAAGTGATATTTACTGGTACTCTAAACCCTACATGAAGCCCTATTGGCATGACTACAGGCATCATGATCTGTTGAAAAAATTTGTTGATCAGTTATTTGCCAATTGATCTTGACATCTAGCAATTAAACTGCTACAATTCCAAAAAGGAGTGAACCATGTACAAATGGCAAGATACCAATGTAATGAGTTACTACTACAGAGAATCTGATGGTAGACTTATGGGTGCAGCATGGCATGCTGCATTGAATTCGCATTTTTATAGTTCTAAGATTTATACGGAGACTTTTCCATTCACTAATGAATCTGAGAAATATTTGGGTCATTATATTAATGAAGGCGCAGCTAAGAAATCTGTGGAAAAATATTGGCTACAACAATCTAATACTTTAGAATACGATGAAAATAGTAATCAATAGATGTTTTGGTGGATTTGGTCTGTCGACAGAAGCTCATGCACTAATTGCTAATCGAAAAGGTTGGCAGCACGCTTGTGATGACTGGGATAAAGATTATTGGTACAGTGAACCCGGTAAGGCAGTTTATTCGTTGGATTTACTTCGAAACGATCCTGATCTTGTAGCTGCTATAGAAACATTAGGTGCAGACGCTAATGGTCATTACTCAGAACTTAAAATTGTAGATGTACCTGATGAAGTAGACTGGTACATACACGAATATGATGGGCTAGAAGAAGTACGAGAAAGGCATAGATCGTGGTCATGACTAAAGTAGAATTTAGGCTGTTTATTGCTGCAATTTTTACCTTTTGTCTTTATGTAAGTATATTAGTATTTCTATAAGTTGATAAAAATGAAATTAGCAATCTGCTCCGATCTCCATCTTGAGTTTGGAGACATTACCCTCAAGAATGAGGGTGCCGACGTTTTAATTCTTGGCGGTGATATTATGACCGCACAGGAGTTACATGATTTCAAAGCAGATGATACTAAATTTGCCGATGAGCTAACTCGTCGTGCTACTGCAGAACGATACAGAGAATTCTTAGCTAGGTGCAGTTCTGAATTCCCGCACGTAATCTATATTGCCGGCAATCATGAGTTCTATCATGGTAAGTATCCTGATGCTTACAATTACTTAGAAGAAGAATGCCAAGCGTTTAACAATGTATACTTCTTAGAGCAAAACAAAAAGGAGATCAATGATATTACTTTCATCGGTGCTACGTTGTGGACCGACATGAATCGCGGAGATCCAGTTACTCTACACGCAGTTGCAGATATGATGAACGATTATCGAATTGTTAGAAACAGTGAACAGGGCTATACAAAACTACGTCCTGCTCATACACTGTCTAGACATCGTAAAACTCTTGCTTATATCAAGCAGGTAGTAGAGGCTGATCCTACAAAAAAATATGTTGTTGTTGGTCATCATGCTCCTAGTAAGAAAAGTATCAAACCTAGATATGCAGAAGATATTGAAATGAATGGTGCATATAGTAGTGATCTAGGATATTTTATAGCCAATCATCCTCAAATTGTTCTTTGGACTCATGGTCATACACATGATCAGTTTGATTATTACGTATGCGATACCAGAATAGTTTGCAATCCCCGAGGCTATGATGGATGGGAGGCATGCGCAGACAATTTTCAACTTAAGTATGTGGACATATAATGGGTGCAGGATTTAATTTTAAACGAAGGCAAAATGCCATGAAAGCTACTGTTGAAATTCAATATGATGAATACACTGGAGATTATTTTATTGAATTGCCTCCAGACATTCTTGATGCAGCAAACCTAGTTGTGGGTGATACTATTCTTTGGGAAAAATTAGACGAAAGCAGTTGGTCTATAAAAAGAAATGCAGAATCTTAATTCGGTTATAGTAGTAGGAGCAGGAACAGCTGGGCTGATTTCTGCTCTAATGCTTCATGAAAAGTATCCGCATTTAAACATACAAATTGTCAAATCAGACAAAATTGGTATAGTTGGTGTAGGTGAAGGCTCAACAGAACATTGGAGAGCCTTCATGGAATTTTGTGGTATAAACCAACGTGAATTGATTTACAAGACAAAAGCTACAGTAAAATTAGGTATAGTCTTCAAGGATTGGAACCTTGGAGATACCTTTGTTCATTCTCTATCAGAAATTGAAACTAATTTGTCTGGGCTTAACAGATTAGATTATTTAAATGTACTATATCTTAACAATAAAAACTTAAGTCAGCTAGAACCCGGAGATCATGAATTAAGTTTTAAATCAGAAAATATTTCAAATCAGTTTCATTTCGACACTTTCAAACTTAATGAATTTTTGGTTGAACAGTGTAAAAACAAAGAAATAAATTTTATAATAGGTGAGGTACAGGATGTAATTCTAGATCATATGGGCTGGGTTCAGAGTATTTCTACTTCTATTGGTGAACTTACAGCTGATTTCTTCATAGATTGTACGGGTTTTCATAGAATTTTTTCTAAGGCTATGAATAATGCTTGGATTTCTAAAGCAGAATATCTGCCCATGAATAGAGCCATAGCATTCCCAACGTCCATTGAAGAAAATGTTTCTTTAGAACCTTATACATTAGCTACAGCACTATCAGCTGGCTGGTCCTGGCGTATTCCAACACAGGAAAGATATGGTAATGGTTATGTTTTTGATAATAGATACATTTCTGCAGATCAGGCACTTGAGGAGATATCAAAACATTTAAAATTATCTAACATAAAGCCCGGACGTGACATACCTTTCGAAGCTGGTAAAATTGATAAAATCTGGAATAAAAATGTATTACATGTTGGTCTATCAGGAAGTTTTGCTGAGCCTCTAGAAGCTCAAAGCATAGGTTTTACTATAGTTCAGATGTATACGTTTTTAAACTATTCTGACTTGTATGACTTTAATCTAGAATATCAGATTCAAAGATATAACAATGAGATGGATGGTGTTTTTCAAAATGTTATTGATTATCTACAGGCACATTATTTTACTAAAAGAGACGACAGTAAATTTTGGAGGGATAAACCTTTTAAGTTAACTGATTTTAATCGTTGTTATTTGGATGCCTTTAAAGCAGGTTCTATAGTGCCCCAAATGTTTGAGAAAAACGTAATGTTTAGGGAAGCAAATTGGTATCAGATAATTGGTGGGCTTAAGTTAATTGATAAACTTAAACTATTGAGCAATATCAATAAAAATCGATCAAGTTTTAATGAATTTAATGTGACATTTTTAGAAAGTTTATTAAAAAATAATAAAAACACTATAAGAATATCTCATAGGGAATATCTTAAAATTATGAATAATTCTTTTTTGAGGGACCAAAATGGTTAATAAAATTCAACAAAAAATTTGGGCTAAGAATAAATCTAATCAGATACTTAAGGCGGTGATAGGGTCCGATGAACTTGTAGATCGTTGGTGGGTAAGCCCCAATCTAGCTTTTGATTCTAAAACACCACAGGAAGTATGGGATACAGATGATTGGGTAACGGTATTTAATTATGTAAAAGGCCAACTAAATAGTGATTACAGTTAACTAAGGAAATATTATGGCTTATTATGTTCGTAACGGTGAAATTGTCCCGGTAGCTGTACCTTTAGGTAAGCGTGTCAAAATTGGCAGCGCCTACCTGACTCCACTGGAAAACCATATTGCTAATGATCAGTTATGGATACAGGATGTCTTTACTTTTAATTCAATCCCCTGGTATGCCATCAAAAATAGATTAGAAAAATGGTTGGTCATGGCTGTGCTCTGGGGTAGTTGTTTTTACATACTGACTTTCATAGGCAGATATCTGGGCGCCAAGCCAGGTTGGTTTTGAACAACTATTGGATCAACTACTTTCATAATCGCATAGAAGAACTATGGATGTTCATTGCTGTTCTATCTGGCGTAACTATTCTGGTTTTCCTATTGCTGGTCGTCATTACTTTTCTCCAGATTCGCTCAGAGAAAGTTAAGATTTTACAAATAAAGGCTGCCTTAGCTCAGGATCTGGAGAGGCTACAAAGGCTGGTCTCTAGAGTAGATAGTCTGGAATCCAATCAAAGAAATCTAAGCGACAAACTGGACAGAACCCGGGGGTTCTAACTCTTTGATTTTTAAGTACTTTTTTTGCTTGACATTTTCGTGAAATGGTGCTACAATCAAGTACCATTAAGGAGTCATAAATGAAAGCCCAGTTCATTAATTCTCAAGAAGCCGATAACAAAGTTGCCGCCTTCTTTAAATCTCAACTTATTAGTACTGTCAATTCTAGTGCTTATAGCACCAAACAAAAGGCTAAAGCCGAGGGCATGCTATATGCTCTTCAGCTAGCCTATGCGTCAAGTCGTTCATACATAAATTATAGAAAAGGTTTTGTCGCCATAAAGTTTGAGAATGCCAAAGTCAAGAATCGCCAGATTTTAAAAGAGCTAGAATCAGATTTTGAGACTCAGGGCATCAAAAAAGTAGTCTCAGGTCAGGGCATCATCTATAGGTTACCAAAAAATGTTTAAATATATTGAGCTACTAGAAAAATCGGGTTTTGTTCTTTGGGAAAACGAAGAATGGGGACCTGGTCCTAATCAGGTAGACTGGGCAATTAACTATGAAAACGAGCTCAAGAAATTTTTTGAACTCACAGTAGAGGCCTGTGCTCAGCAAGTAGATCATATTCAGGTCTGGGGTACAGAAACTCTTGGTGATGGTATCAGAAAGAAAATGTTTGATGAGTAATCAATTCTACATAAGTGATCTGCATTTTGGACATGCCAACATACTTACGTTTAAACGTGCAGACGGTACGCCCCTTCGGGATTTTACTGACCTAGAGCACATGCATTCCACCATGGAAGAACGTTGGAACGCAGTTGTTCGTGAGCGCGATACTGTTTACGTGCTGGGCGATGTAGCCATAGCTAGAAGAGGTCTGCAAATGCTAAGCAGGCTTCGTGGTCGAAAGGTACTGATCAAGGGCAACCACGATATCTTCAAACTTGCAGACTACACAGAGCATTTTGCTGACATCAGAGCCTATGACGTCAAACAAGGGCTGGCCTTTAGCCATATACCAGTCCATCCCGAAAGTCTTTCTAGATTTGGCTGTAACGTTCACGGTCATTTGCACTATAGAGAAGTTCTGGATGATGCAGGCGATCCCGATCCCAGATACTTCAATGTTAGTTGCGAACGTCTGGATTTTATACCTCTTAGCAGAGAAGATCTGCACAAAGCCATAGTGGCTAGAGGTGGCGTCATAGGATTTAAAAACGGTAATGGTCCACAGGAGGCTACATGACCAGCGAAGAAATTTTACAACAGATTCGTAACATGCTGGTTCAGCTGAACGGAGGATCGCTCAGTGAACAGGACGCTCGTGCTCTGGAATTCGCTGAAACTCAGGATCTGGAATTTCAGCGAAGAATGATGGAAAACGTTTATTTAAGTTACAAGACCTGGAAGAATTAAAATGGCTGACAATAACGGCGAGTTTCGCAGATGGGTCAATACTGGGGCTAATGTAAGTAAAGCAAAAAGTCTTGAGCGCATGGCCGATGCAACTCAAGCGCGTTTGCGAATGGCTCAGGAAAAACGTCAGCGTGAAGAAGACGCCGCCTATCAAAGATGGATGGATTCTCATATCGGCACCAAAGAACAGAAAATTATACGTGATAAATGTTTTGAATATCTGCCTGAATTGTTTGAACAAGATCGGTTAAGGAAATGGAATCTGAGAGAAGATTTCATAGAAAAAGTCAGATATGAAGACCCACTTATTAGATGGTGTAGAGATAACCAAATAAACGGATATCTAATCTTTTTAGTTGGTGCTGTTGCCGGATGGTTGGTAACTTTAATTGCCAAGATGGTGATAATGTAATGGACATTGTAAAAGACAGATTAGACTCACTAAGAGAACAATTTCTTAAGCTTGAAGATCAGGGGTTGATTGACGATGAGCAACTCGAAGCAACACTTGACATTATTAAAAAAGCAGAATTTGATATTCGAATGCAGATTGGTGGGATTTCTAAACCTGATATCTGGACGCCTGCATTTTTAGGGCTTTTCGTAGGTGTATTCGTAGCTCTTGCCTTTTTTTAAGGCACAAAGACCCTTTGCTTGACTCGGGCTTTGAAAGGTGCTATAATCACGATAAATAAAGTTAAAGGAGAATACCATGGGAATTTTGAAAAACCTATACGATTTGCGTGATAAAGCCGAAATTCAGCGTGAAACCGACGAAGCAGTTCAAAAGTTCCTGGCTTCGGGTGGGTCCGTAACTACTGTCAAAGGTAAGCGTGTGCCTGCTAAACTTACTGCTAATGGTAAGACTTCTGGTCAAGTATTCACTAATCTATACAACTGATAACATCATACCGGACTATATCATGAAAGATGCGACCAAGTTTGCGGCCCCTCGATACTCTACCTGGAACGAAACAGATCAAAAATCGTTTCGGGTCTGGCTCTACAATCTCTTGACAACCAATGTCGTTTCTGTTACATTTACTAAACGTGATGGAACCGAAAGACTTATGCGTTGCACATTGAAATCCGACAAATTACCAGCCGTCGATCGTCGTGATGAACGACAGGTATCTGATACTGCTATCAGTGTCTGGGATACAGAAAAGGATGCCTGGCGCAGTTTTAGATTTGCCAACGTTACCAGTATTTCATTTACTTTAGGTGAATAACATGGCTGAAAAAGTAGCTGATCCTCGCAAGACTAAAATGGCAGATCATGAGCCTGCGGTTGCTAGCATCCAGGCTGGAGATACTGGCTACAAGGTTGAGCTCATGAAGGCTCTGAACTGGTATCATTCCGAACAAGAACGCAAGGATGCTACTAGACACGCCCGAGCCTATGTCAAAAGCAACATGCCCAAGATGCTGCAGGCTTTTGACAAAGCCAAGGGTGAGGTAAGTCCTACCTTTGGCTTTATGGCCAGACTCAGCATGCGTGGTGCTAAACTTTCTGAGTATCATACCAATGAGCTCAATGGATACTTAATGGGGTACAGCAAGATCAAAGAGCCTGTAGAAGTTGCTAGCGCACCAGCTCGTCCTAGCATTCAAGAGAACATGGATGTTAAGGCTCGAGAGTACATGGGCAACATCGAAGGAGCCCTAGACGACTTCGTTACCGAAGGCAAAGACTTTAATCTAGAAGCCGATCTCAAGGCTCGGGAAATTCCCAAGGCCTATGCTCCCAAGATTGAAGTCTTTCTCAAGAAGAAATTACGCGAGATCATAGAAGTTATCGAAGCCAAGGATCGTGATCTGGTCGAAGGCTACAGTAACATTAAAAAGAAACATCAGAAGGACTATGCTAAGTTTCTGGCTGGCATGATCGAAGGGCTAAATCGTTATGCTGCATTTAAGCAAGCCAATCGTAAGCCCAGAGTCAAGAAGGCTAAGCCGCCCAGTGTGCAGATTGCCAAGCTTCAATTCCTCAAGGAATTCCAGGCTCTGAGCTTGACCAGCATCAGTCCAGTTGACTTAATTGGCGCCCAGCAGGCCTGGGTCTATAATACCAAGAACAAGAAGCTCAGTGTCTACAGAACCGACAGTAGTCAGGGCATTCAGTGCAAGGGCACCAGGCTTCAGAACTATGATCCCGAAATGTCCGAGACCAAGACTCTTAGAAAGCCTGCAGAGCAGACCCAAAGTGTGCTGGCAGCAGGCAAGGTTCAGCTTCGTAAGTTCATGGATGGGTTAACTACTAAACCCAATGTGCCTAATGGCATTATAAATTCTGATTGCATACTTCTAAGAGTAGTAAAATGAAAATTATTGACAGTAATGTTGCTGATGCCTGTAAATTTCTTGACATGGCCGAACCCAGCTTTCTAGAGTTTAAGTTTTCAGAACGCAAGGGCAAGATTAATAGTCTTGTTGGTCGAGGTGTATACACGGTGTTCGATGAAAACGAAGTATACTATGTAGGCATGAGCAATACTGCTAAGACCGGTGGCATGCGATTACGTTTCCTAAGCCACCTAAGAAAATTGAAACGATCTCCCAGCACCTTTAAGGTCTATGGTACTAGTAAGAACATGACAGCCAGTTGGGCCTATTTCCTAGACGAATATGTGCAGGCCATGGATATAAAACTTGACAATCTGGCATTTAGAGCCTATCATATGTTGGACTACAAGCCCAGTAAAATTTTAGCCCTAGAAAGTATTTTAATTGATAGACTTCAGCCAATAGCTAACGATGAAGTTTATCTGCATATCATGGAGTCAAACAAGTGATTGTAATCGATTATAGTCAGACTGCTATTAGCAATCTCATGGCAGAGCTGCAGGGTCGTACCGATGTAGAAATTAACCTGCCGCTACTTAGGCACATGATTGTCAACAGCATTCGTGGCTATAAGAAAAAGTTTGGCGAGCAGTATGGCGACATGGTATTGGCCTGCGACAGTAAGAACTATTGGCGCAAGGAAATTTTTCCTTTCTACAAGAAGCATCGTAAAAAGGACCGTGAAGAATCGGGCTTTGACTGGAAGGCTATCTTTGAAGCTCTAGATACTATTCGTGACGAAATTAAAAATTTCTTTCCCTATAAGGTCATGTGGGTTGAGGGTGCCGAGGCCGATGACATCATTGCAGTCCTGGCTAAATACTCTCAGCAGACGCTATCAGAGAATCCTTTATTTTCTGAACCAGAACCATTTCTGGTTATTAGCGGTGATCATGATTTTGTACAGCTACAGAAATATGCCAACGTCAAACAGTTCTCGCCAACTCAGAAAAAATTTGTGGTCCCAGACTCAACGCCGGAGAGAGCTTTACTGGAACACATTATCAGGGGCGACAAAGGAGACGGAATCCCCAATGTACTTAGCCCCGACCAAAGTGTATACGAAAACATTCGGCAGCGTCCAATCACCAGTAAAAAAATAGACGAGTGGTCTGACATCAATCGTCGTCCTCAGGATCTGGAATTTTCTGCACGCTGGATTCGTAACCAGACACTAGTCGATTTTGATCATATTCCTGCTAAGGTTACTGACGATATCTTAAATACCTATTTGGCTTTGCCTGATAAGGATCGCAGTAAGTTGTTTAATTATTTCATTAATAATAAGATGAAAAACATGATGGAACTGATCGAGGAGTTTTGATGAAGACTACTGTCCCTCAGATTCTGGAAATGGTCGAAAAGGCCAAGACCCAAGAAGATAAAGTTAAAATTTTACAGGAATATAATTCGCCATGCTTGCGTGGCTGTTTAAACATTAATTATAATCCTAATCTTAGTTTTGGGTTGCCCGAAGGTGAACCACCTTTCAAGAAAGACACTAGCAGGCCTCTGGGCACAGCCGAATCCACTCTGTATACAGAATACAAGCGCTTTTATATCTGGGTACGTCCTCAGACACCATTACCCAAAATGAAACTAGAAAGTCTGTTCATACAGATGCTAGAAGGACTGCATCATACCGAAGCAGCCCTGGTCATAGCTGTCAAGGACAGGAAACTTTCGCATTCCTATCCTAGTGTAACTCCCGAACTGGTCCGTGCAGCGTTTCCAGAACTTCTGCCCGAAAAGACAGCCGATATTCCGGCTCTACCTAAAAAAGAAAAGAAGGCTGAAAAGCCAAAAAAGGAATCTGGAGTTGGGTCAAAACCCTTACCAGCAGCTTTAAATACCCTGGGCGATCTGGAGAAACAACTCCTGGAACAGCAACTCAAGGGTGGCATGTAGACAAAAAGGATCTGATACGTCGCCCTTTTATCCCTTATTTTACTTTTACTCGGAGAAAAAGGCATGAAGATAGAAGCTCTGTATAAGGTTTTTCCCAGTACAGTTTTTAGATATCCCTATCAGAATTACAGTCAGGATATACTGGTAAACAGTATATCTGGTAGACCTACGAATCGCAGTTACAGAGACGTAAACAATCCCATTCATGTTGAACCAGCTGCTAAGTTATTTCTTAGCCCTGAAGCTCTGGCTACACTGACCAAAAATGTATAACTATGCTCTGCCTAGAATTTACTTTGATCTAAACTGGAAACGAAGATCCAGTAAGAAGGTGTTGATAGAGGAAACTGGATCTCCTAAATCGATCGAGTTAGAAATATCTACACCTACAATGCCAGAATCGACATTCGAGGCAATTTTAGAAACACCTGTACCAAGCCCAGATACGCCTAATACATCTGCAAAGCGCTCAAAGAAAAAGTCAAAAAGGTCTGAATAGGTATTGACACACCTAGTTAAAGGTGCTATACTACGTACTGTGACACTGAAGAAAGGACTATATTATGACCATGCATCTAGAGCATCCTAAATTCACTACTACTGGTAAGAAGAAGGGTCGATTTAAATGGGCTTCAGCCGAGGCCAAGCGCCAGGCCGAAGAATTGAAGAATAACTGGAATCAGATTGTCGAACAGACTCGTATTCCAGTACCAAGCGCCAGACCACTGACCAGACCTTTTCCCAAGTTAGTCCCACCGCCAGGTCGTGAGACCCCGCATATTCCTAGTCATGACTCTGGTGCAGGCATAGCTGCCAAAAAAGCATCACCTGTATATACTGGTACCAAGATCAAGGGTATAGGTACCATGCACAAGAGTAATGCTGTTCCTATCTTCAGTGACGAAGAAGCCATTGCCATTAGTCAGATGCGCAGATGAGGCCGCAATACAGTCCCAACCCTAACCTATGCGAAATCTGGCCCTATGATCCCTGGAGTCGAGGACGCATAACTGAGCTGGCCAGTATACTAGGTCTGAATTGGACCGAAGTACCTACTACCATGGGTACGCCAGCTTTAAAATTTGATCCCGTAGCCTTTGACCATTTATTATTTTTTCTCAAGGAATTAACATGACCGTACCCAGTAGCCCAGCAGATCGCAGAGCCATTAAAAGTGCTCTGGAAGAAATTTCGGCGAGCCTTACTCGAATCGAAGCCGAGCGTGACCTAATCAAAGAAGCCATAGGCAATACCTGTGACAGTTTCAACCTAAATAAAAAGACCTTTAGACGCATGGCCAAGGTCTACCACAAGCAAAATTTTAGTCAGGAACGTGAAGAGCACGAAGAATTCGAAACTCTGTACGAGACCATTACTAATACTACTACCATGAAGGACGTAGCATGAAGTATACAGTAAAGGCCGACGATTTCGAATATACGTTCTATGCTTTAAAAAAAGAAGAAGCTGTTGGTAAATTCATCAAGGCTGTAGATCTTACCTGGAACGATAATGCTGGTCTGCACATAGGCAATATTCAGCAACGAATGAACAACATTCCAACAACAACTGGTATAGTATCAAGTAGCCCTATATCTGGTTATACACTAACAGGAACTGGCTTAGGCATAGGCACAGCCCTGAATACCACCATGCAGGATACACCCTAATGGAACGTTACATACTAGAAGTCCAGAAGCTAGACAGCATGCGTAGAGTCAAGCATAGCACCATAGCCGGAGTTTTTCGTAGTCTCAAGGAAGTTGAAGCCTACAAGCAGCATGCAGATCCAGTGCTGGTTTTTAGCATAAAATGCTGGACCGACCCTGCGCACAGCTGGTCTGTAAATCATTGATTTTAAAGTAACCTTTAAAGCCCCTAGGGCTTGACAGGTCTTTGCAAAGGTGCTAGAATATGGGTATGTTAGATAAATATGAAATCATGAATAAGCCCATCAAAAAGCGTAATCCTCTGGCACGTGAACTCTGGTCTGCTAGGTTTCGCAGAACCGTGGAGAACAAACTTGTCTACAAACGCAGACCCAAACACGCCCATCGCTCTAGTGAGCTGGTACAGCACTGAAGATCGATGCTGGAAGCTAGAAGCCAGACAGGGATCTGTAGTTCTAAAGGCTCTTGTTGCCAATACCTTTGCTGAAGTTTATACACTTGGGAATCAATTACACAATGAATACCGTATACACCGTCCTAGATAAATTAGCTGCCGACAACAGTCGTCTGGCCAAAGAAGCCATTCTGCGTGCTGAACTCAACAATGCAGATTTTTGGGAGACTGCCAGACTGGCTCTAGATCCTTTTATAAATTTCTACATCAAAAAAATTCCTGCATATACGCCTAGTAAAAGAGCAAACCTGAGCTTGTCCGAAGCCCTCCTGAGCCTAGGACGACTCAGTCGTCGTGAAGTTACTGGCAACGCAGGCATCGAACATCTTGTACATATTCTGGAGAACGTGAGTGAAACAAACTGCCTGGTTATTGAGCGAATCATTGCAAAAGACCTCAAGTGTGGCGTCAGTGAAGCTACCATCAACAAAATTAGACCGGGATTCATTGCAACCTATCCGGTCATGCTGGCTTCAGCCTACGACCAACGACTCATTGACCGGTTCGACTGGCCAGGCATGTGTCAGCTCAAGCTGGATGGCATGCGCTTTAACGCGATCGTCCGTGGTGAAAACGTAGAGTTTCGCAGTCGCAATGGCAAAGAAATTAGCATACCCAGTGACCTGTTTCCCCGGGCCTTTGTTGCTTTGGCCAAGGAGTATGGTGCTGACTATGTTTTCGATGGTGAACTACTGGTAGTAGATGCTGCAGGCAGACCTCTGGATCGCAAGACTGGCAACGGCATACTCAACAAGGCGGTCAAGGGTACAGTAAGCAAGTCAGAAGCTGCTCGGATTCGTGCTACTGTCTGGGATGCTATTCCTGTAGAAAATTTTGTCGAGGGTATTTATTCAGTAGCCTACGAAAGTCGCTTTACCAGACTCGTAGGTGCACACAAGCAGTTTTCAGAGTCTAGCAGACAATTGAGTCATTTAATTAGTCCGGTACTTACCGAATATGTAAAAAATGACTATGAGGCTCGCAGAATGTTTGAAAGATTTTTAGCCGAAGGTCAGGAAGGTACGATTCTTAAGGATCGTAATGCCATCTGGGAAGACAAGCGCAGCAAGGGCAGTATAAAGTTCAAAGGCGAACTCGAGGCTGACATGCGCATCATAGGCTGGGAGTTGGGCACTGGCAAGAACAGTAATCGTTTGGGCGCACTGGTGGTTAGCTCCGAAGATGGTAGAATTGTTGTCAATGTAGGCACGGGCTTTACGGATCTAGATCGCGACACCATCAAACCCGATGTTGTAGGTAAAATTGCCAGCATCAAATACAATGCTCGCATACAGGATAAAAAGGGCAATACCGAGAGTCTATTTCTTCCGGTATTTGTAGAAATTCGAGAAGATAAAGACATGGCAGACACTAGCCTGGTAATGAAATGACAAAATTCTGGATAGACCCGCCTAGCGGTTGGCAATGGGGATTCCCCAAGATCTGGGACAGTAATCTGCATCCTAATTGTCAGGCCTGGCTCATAGAGCAGGGGTACCCACAGTCCCAGATAGATTTTTTGGGTAGACATTTTTACATTAGAACCTGGGAGGTAGAACATGAGCCACGAGCAGGACAAGATCAAGAACAGTCGTCGCAGACTCAAGGATGAAAACGCCATACACAAACAGGTCAAGATAGCCAAGGCCAAGGGCGTCAAGATAGATGAGCCACATAAGTTAGCCAAGCACCATGCTCTGGATTGCGGCAATCCTGTTTGTCCTGTCTGTTCTAGCCCCCGAAAATTGTATGGTGAGAAAAGTATTCAGGAACGCAGATTTTTTCAGGATCTAAAAGAAGATGAATGATTGGGTCAAAAGTTTTGGTAATAACCTAGTAGGATTTTTTCATTACGTAGCATTATTTGCCATAGGCAGCATGACTGTGTATAGTGCTGTCATGGCTTTCATGGTCATGGGCATGCAGGGCTATGCTGGCATCAACGACATACTGCTACTGTTTATTTACCTGGAAATTGGCGCCATGGTAGGCATTTATTTCAAGACCAATCGCATGCCTGTTAGGTTCCTGATCTACATAGGCATAACTGCCATGACTCGTCATTTAATAGAAGTCATGACCGAAGCCGACGATCATGGCATGGAAGTCTTGACAACCAGCATAACTATCTTTATACTGACACTAAGTGTACTTATTGTTAAATATGCCAGTTCTCGTTTCCCTGGCTCTAAGGAGGATATAGATGATGTTCGATGATCCAGAAAAACAGGCCGCCTGGGACGAACTCCGAGACAGCATGAAAGAAAACATGCTTATAGATAAAGATCGTAGCGAGAAACTTTGGGACAGCCTAAGCGTAGACGAACAGATCGACGTTTTTTGTGCTGTGGTTCGAAGGATATGCAAAGCCGAGCTCGATGATCAGGGATCTTACAGATATGCCTTGTACAATGTATTTGGCTTTCACAAGGGTAGTTATTCACGGGCATTGGATGCTGGTTACATGTCTCTACACAACAGTATCTTTACCGACGCAGGCGTTAATACTTTGATTAAAAACTTTTGTAAAGATCATGAACTCGAGTTCACTCCTGAACAGATCCAGTCCTGGACCTTCAAACACAGATACTACTAATGCCTACTAGACAAGAAATTGACCACTTTCTTAAGATTGCACGAGGTAATCCTTACAGAGGTTTGTCTCGTAAACGCAACAAACGAAAAGACAGTCTTATGCCTCAACACTATACCGATGACATACCAGGACCGCACATGTTTGATGACCTAACCCATAACCCCTTTCACATGGCGGCCAGCAGTGTAGACGATATTATTACCAGTCAGATACTGCAGAAAAGATTCTTGGCCAACAAAGATGTTGAGCTGGAGCGCATCTATTTGCTGACCGATGTTCGTACAGTCAGAAAGTTTATTGCAGCTCTTAAAGAGCCCAAACGTATCTTTAGCATGAGCGAAGATCATGGCTATGTGTTCTTTGCAGACGATTGCTACTGGGAATATGGTGCAGACTCCAACATGGTCAGAGTCAAGTTCGTAGGCGGCAAAGATTTCGTTGGCTCTTGGAGCAAGAAGCTCAGCGAAGAATTTACCATTGCCAAGAGCTTTGTTGAATGGATGTATACTTCGGACGGCAACAGTGCTACTGTTCCCATTACCGACGAAAAGCAGCCCTTGCCCGAAATGTATCCATTCCTTAGCAAGGACTTGTTCGAATATTACGATGACTACATGGACAGTTCGGCTAGTGTGCTGGTACTGTTAGGTCCTCCGGGCACAGGTAAGACCAGTTTTATTCGTGGCTTACTTCAGTATACCAAGACCAATGCTCTGGTAAGCTATGATGCCAGCATCCTGGAAAAGGATTATATCTTTGCTCGCTTTGTCGAAGGACAGAACAATGTCATGATACTGGAAGACGCCGATACCTTTTTAGGCAGCAGAACCGAAGGTAACGATGTCATGCACAAGTTCCTAAACGTTGGTGATGGCCTAATTACCAGCAAGGGTAAGAAAATGATCTTTAGTACTAACCTGCCCAGCATCAAGGACATAGATCCAGCACTAATTCGCCCAGGTCGTTGTTTTGATGTTCTAGAGTTTCGTGCCATGCAGGAAACCGAGCATCAGGTCCTGGCTGACAAATTGGGCATAGATCGCATGACCGGAGAAAAGACTCTGGCTGAGCTTTTCCATAGTCAGATCCATGCGCCCAAAGTTAAACGTCGTAACATGGGATTTTATTGATGAAAATTGGATTTTGCTGTAAGTGGATTGACACCGTCGAACAAATTGACGGATTCAAACCCAAGGATGCTGCCAAGCAACTAAATACCAGAGTCACGACTATTACCTGGTTGAACAGACAGACTCGTGAAGTTGCCGAACAATGTCTCTGGGATCTCATGGTCCATAACATTGAGAGTATAAGACTCTTGGTGGAAAGGGTTGGTAATCTAGATGCACATCTTAGGATGGTTCGTCTTGGTAGCGATATCTTGCCTGCTTATACCGAACCTACTTGGAGCTATTTTTGGCGTCGTGCTGACGTTAGGGATTATTGCGAGCGCCATTTTCCTGTTGTGGGCGAGCTTGCTCGTAGGCGGAACGTTCGCCTTGATTTTCATCCTGGTCAGTTCTGTGTACTGGCTAGCACAGATCCTGGTATTGTTAATCGCTCGCTAGAAGAATTCGAATACCATGTTGACATGGCTCGTTGGATGGGCTATGGTCGTAGCTTCCAGGATTTTATGATCAATGTTCATATTGCTGGTCGCGAAGGTGCTGCGGGTATACTTAAAGTTTGGCCCAGGCTCAGCACCGAGGCTCGTAACTGCATAACCATAGAAAACGACGAAACTCGTTGGGGATTAGATGAAAGCCTTAAGCTCAAAAATACTTGCGCTCTTGTTCTTGATATTCATCATCATTGGATCCGTACTGGAGAGTATATTCAGCCCACAGATCCAAGAGTACACCAGGTCATTGATTCCTGGCGCGGCGTGCGTCCGGCCCTGCACTACAGTGTCAGTCCAGAAAACATAGTTGGCGATCATTGTACAGATACCCTACCCTGTTTGGATACACTGGTAAAGTCCGGTAAGAATCGCATGAAGCTCAGAGCGCACAGTAACTTTTACTGGAACGAAGCCTGCAATGATTGGGCCCTGGCCTTTACAGATTTCGATATCGAATGCGAATCTAAAGCCAAAAATCTGGCTAGCTTTAAATTGGCTGAAAGGCTAAATAAAAATATACTTAAACAAGCAGCTTAATATGCCAACCTATAGTTTTAAATGTGATACTTGCGAACATGAATTCGAAGTTATTTGTCGAATGTCTGAACGTGAATCTCAAACCTGTCCAACTTGTGGTAGTGCCAACTACCACAGCCATTTTACCAGCCCCATGTCCTTAGGCGATCCTGTACGCTTAGGCGTCAGAACCATGGACGGGGGTTTTCGAGAGGTACTCAGTAGGATCGGACAAGCAAATCCAAGGTCTGACCTCGGGTCCAAACTAAGTAGAAAATGAACAATAATAACAATCCGCTGGGAGGGCAAGTCTACTAAGACCTATGCCCTCTCCTACTTAAGAGGGCTTACATGGCAAGAAAATTAACGGTTTTAAACCTTGATAAATCTACCACTGTCACCAATAAATTAAAAATTAGATTGGATGACATGGATACAATACAGCCATTGACAGAGAACCAACGGAGGTTTTTTGAGATTTATGAAAACAGTCAGATCATGCTATTGCATGGTGTAGCTGGTACAGGTAAGAGTTACATAGCTCTGTATAGAGCTCTAGAAGAAGTCCTAGATAAAAATAATTTTTATAACCAAGTAGTCATAGTAAGGAGTGCAGTACCTAGCCGGGAAATTGGTCATTTACCTGGCGATGAAAAAGAAAAGACCGAAGTGTATCAGCAGCCCTACATAGACATTTGTGCTGATCTGTTTGATCGATCCGATGCCTATCAAAGATTAACAGAGCAGGGTGCTATAAAATTTATGATTACAAGTTTTGTTCGAGGTATTACTCTAGAGAATAGCATCATCATTGTAGATGAAGCACAAAACATGACCGACATGGAATTAAACTCCATAATTACCAGAGTGGGTTCAAGATCAAAAATTATTTTTTGCGGAGACTTTAGACAGACCGACCTTTACAAGAAAACTGATATGTCAGGACTAAAAAAATTCATGGTCATAGCAGACATGATGCCTAGCTTCAAGGTCATAGAATTTGATGTCAAAGATATAGTCAGATCTGATATTGTAAAAGAATATATTTTGGCCCGATTAAGTTACGAAGATCAATACGCATAGGAGCTGGGGGCAAAGGCCCCCTTTATATGAATATAATAAATATTATGCCCATAGCCATGGGGCTTTTTAAACATACTGGTATAACCAATGACCAAAAAAAGTTTATAAAGAATCTTGCACGTAAGAGAAATAAGGGTAACAACTATACCAAAAATAGTTTTGTGCTGAATGCAATAGAATTAACTGATTTAAAGGCATTTGTACAACAAAGTCTAAATGAATACTTTCTTAACATTGTAAACCCAAAGCACGATGTAAATCCAGTACTTACTCAATCTTGGATCAATTATAGTAATCAAGGCGATTATCATCATAGACACAATCATCCAAACAGTTATCTGTCTGGTGTTTATTACATAGATGTAGATGATACTGATAGTATA